GAAAGTAAAGAGATACAAGACCAATTAGCTAAAATGTATGGAAAAGATAAATAATATACTTTAGCTATCAATCTTGAATTTAATATAGAATCCGTTTAAAAGTATCTTACATGTTATATAAGCTAGAAAGTTATATATTAATTTTCTAGCTTATAAAAAATAACAAGGGGGTACTTTTTTTATGAAATTAAAAGATGCAATAGAGGAGTTTTTATTAGAATTAGATATAAGAGGAGCAAGTGATGGAACTAAAACGACATTTAGAAATGCTTTGAATATATTTAATGATTTTGTTGGTGAAATAGAATTAAAGGAAATAAAAGCTATTCATATTAAAGGATTTGCTAAATTCAATAAGGATAGAGGATTAAAACAAAAGACACAAAATATTTATATATCAGCAATTAGAGCGTTATATACTTATTTAATAGAAGAAGAAATGGTAACAAAGAATTTAGGTTTCTCTGTAAAATTATTAAATGCTACAGATAAAAAAGAAATAGAAGTTTTTACAAATGAAGAAATAAAGAAACTAACAAAATATAAAAGAAAATTTAATATAAAAGAGAGTCCTTATATAGCTGTGAGAGATAATTTAATAATAAATTTTTTATTAGATACAGGTTGTAGAAATCATGAATTAACAAATCTAAAGAGAAATGATATTGAAGATGGATATATATTTTTTAAGGTTACGAAAAATAGTAAACCTAGAATAGTTCCTATCTCCAAAAAACTTAAAAAAAATATGCTGAAGTTTGAAAGAGCAAAGAAAGAACATTTTGAAAAGAATGGTATAACAAATAAAATGCAAGACTATTATTTTTTAAGTAAGAGTGGAGGTAAATTATTTACTTCTAATATAGGTCAAGTTGTACATAAAGCATGCTTTGATTTAGATATACCAGAACATAAGGCATATCCACACAATTTTAGACATACATTTGCTGTTAATATGCTAAAGAATACAAGAGATGTATATTTGGTATCTAAGTTATTAGGTCATTGTAATATCAATATAACGGAAGATTATTTAAAAGGAATAACTAAACTTGATATTATAGAGTTGGCAAAAGGATATTCAATATTGGACAATTTAGAAAAAGGAGGGAAGTAATCATGATAAGCTACTATAAATTAGATTCTAAGTCATTAGCATTTGATGTAAATAAAGACATTGATTTAATAAGATTTAATCACTATTTAATGCAAAAAGAGAATATCCAAAGGCTGAAAGGTAATCTTAAAAGAGGTTACCTAGAATTATCATCTAAAGTTATTAGTGATGATATGAGAATTGATTTAAATAAGGCTAAGAGATTAGTTAAGAAGTTTTTACAATTAGGAATTATAAAGCCAATAAATATAAGTAAAAGAAAAGGGATAGCATCTGTATACTCTTATAGTACAATTATGGCTGAATATGAACCTAATTGTGAACCAAATGTTAAACCAGTAAATGAACCACATAGTGAACCTAAACAAACAAGTAATAGCAATGGTTTTAAGGTTGTAAATGAACCACATAATGAACCTAATGTTAAACCAGTAAATGAACCTAATTGTGAACCATCTAAAATAGAGTCTTTAAATATAAGTCCTTGTTGTTGTTTAGAAGAGCCACATAAAGATTTAGAAAATAGAATTGTAGAAGGAGCATATCAGCAAAAAATGAATCTCGAAGATGAGAGAACTTTACTTGTAAAAGAATATGGTATATCTATAACTATGTCACAAAAGAAATTAGTAGAGACTATGGATAAAGATGTGTTAAAGGAGTCAATAGAGATTACAGTAGCTCAAGAAGGAAAGTCATTTAGCTATCTGTATAAAGTGTACAAGGGATTATTGAGCAATAAAAAAGCCCCTGTTAGTAACGATAACAAGGACTCCAAGACTTATAAAAAGTCACCTAATAATAAAAATATTATACCACAAAATGGAGTAAATTATAAGACTAAAAATAAAAATAGTTTTAAAAATTTTAATGAGACGTTTACACAGTATGATACAAACGAACTTGATGATATAATTTCTAAAAGTCAAAAAGCAAAGTTTAAAATACCAGATGTTTCTTCAATTACATTTGTTTCCAGAATTTAATTTTGTGATATATTTTATGGTATAATTTAAGTAAATATATAAGTTTTAGGTGGTGATAAATATTAATATATATAATAAATTATCTTTAGATATGATTTCACATGATGCTAATACTATCATGAATATATATAATAATATTAATGGAAAAGAATATGCTGGTGTATTTTTTATGGGTATAATACCATATACTGCAATATGCATAGACAGTGCATTAGAATTTTTCAATGAATTTTTTGAATTTGAATTTGAACATGATATTGAAGAAGAATGGAAATTAGCTAAAGAGATAAGAGTTAAAATTAAATTGTATAATGATAAAATAAAAAATAATGCTGATGTATTAAATTCTATTCATGAATTTCAAAATGAATATTTTAAAAATATGTGTAGATTTAAATTTATTAAAAATTTGAATTTATATTATGATTTAGGCACATATTTACTAGAAAATAAGTATATAGGTAATACTTTTTTATATCATTGGTATTATGGATGTGATAAAAAGAAAAAAATATATAATTTTAATGGTATGAAAGATAGAAGTTTTACAGTAGCTGTATTATTAGGAAAAGTCATTAGTATATGTAATGAAATAGGAGGTAAGGAAAATAACATTAATATTTTGAATAGTAATTTGGAGTTGAAACATAAAGACTATAATTTATCAAGAAGTAAATATAAAATATTCAGTAAAAACTATGATGAAAATTTAACTACTATTGTATTTAATATTTTATGTTCAATTAATTTTGTGTTATACTTTTTGTCTAGTATTTTACCAAGTGATAATCAGTTATATTTTAGAATAAAATATATCTGCTATTATTATTCAATACATAGTATAAAAAAAATAGAAAATTATACAAAAAGTAATCATAAAAAAAGCAACAAGATAGATGTATTATACAAAAGAATCAATGAGTTAAAAACAAATCAAGAAATCATAAATACAGATTTTAGGAGTTGTATGGCACATTACATAATTAAACAGGAGTATATAAAAGAAAATGAATTGCTTTTAGATGTGCCACTATATGGTCTTGTAGAAAAGTATTTTGGAAAAGATTATGTTTCACTTAACAATGAGATTCATGATAATCTTGTAAAGTTGGCAAATGTCATAGAAGATTTTATTTTGGCTAAACCATATTAAATTGTACTTATGGTATTATATCTAAATCTGAGATATTAGGAAGTGTGTATTATAAAAATTAAAAAAAGAAGAAGTTTTTATTATAGTTTATTTAAGCAATATAGGATAGATTATATTCATATGTAATCTAAATATCTTACAATGGCATATACGAAGTAATAATTTTTAAACAAAATATGAGAACTTTGGAATACTACAATATATGGTTCGGGTGTGTTCGGCATTGGTTCGGTATTAAATAGGTACGAACTGAATATATTGAAAATTGCATAAGTATAATACATAATTAACTTATTAAAATAAAAATAAATGTGGAGATATGGGATGATATATTTAAAGAAAAAGAGTGAAAAAACTAATATGATTAATAAAACTATAATAGTATGTAGTATTATAGCAGTAACAATATCCTTTTTTTAGGATTTAAACTAGGGGAAGGAAGTATGGCTAAAAGATATATTGAACTTCAATCAAAAAATAAAGTAAATTACAATGTTGTGGATAAAAATGAAACAAAAGAAGAAAATATATCTAAAGGAAAATGTATAGGCAAAAGTATATCAAATCCATATAACATAAAAGTTCCTTTTGAAGCTAAAGATTTAGAAGTAGAAATAGCTAAAGGGAAGAAGGATGCAGATGGACATTGGCTTAAAGGTAAAATAACCAACCATAGTGAGATTGATTTCTCTGATGTAAGTGTAACAATAGATATAAATGGTGGAGAGGCAGTATCAAATATAGATTGTTCTCAAACTTTAAAATCTGATAAATCAAGAGCAGCAGACAACATATCTGAAGTAGAAATAGATAAATTAGAAGCTTCAAGTGCTATAGTAAATTGGATTGATGAAAATGGAAAAGAACAGTATGTTGAAGTAGTACTTTAGTATATCTGCATATAGAATTTAGTGAGGTATTAATGTATACCTCACCAAACTGATATTTGTTAAATATTTTTTCTAGCTTGTTTTAAATCATGTATATTATAAACCTCTTTTTGTCTATCAACATTTTTCCAATTAGTAACTAATCTTATTCTTTTTGAGATAATTTCTTTTGCTTCTTTATCTTGTAAGAATAAACTTAATTTAATTTGATTTATAAATCCCTCACCTAAGACTTCAGCAGATTCATTTTTAAAAAGATTTATTAAATTTAAACTATTTGTTAAATAATCCTTTATATATACAGGTTTTAAATAGTACTTAAGATTAAATTTTTTCATTTTTTGATTTAATAAATAAATGAAGTCATCAACATTTTTATCTGTCCAATGAAGATTAATTTTATTGAAAACATGTATATTATCTAATACCTCAATATCACTATAAATTAAACTTGAGTACAATAGCATAAAGTTTTTAGGAGAAATATAAAAATTAATTAGAGTTTTATTAAATTTGTAATTCAACAAAATCGCTTCTTCACTAATATTAATTATATCAAAACCAATAGCAGTAAAAGCAAGTTTGAATTTATCAGAAAAATGTTTGATAAAATCAACATTATATATATTTTTTGCAATATTCTTATCAATAAGACCGTTATTTATAGAGATTCTTTCTTCTAGATAAGGATTATGATTTTTTATCCATATCTTTAGTGAACTTCTAGCAACAAAATCATTATTTTTGTTTTCTTTAATAAATTTATCTGCTTCGTCTTTTAATGTAGTAAAATCATTTATATAGTTTTGAAGAATTGGCAAACTACTTGTTTTCAGTTTTAAATTTATAAAATTATTATAAAAATCTCTTGCATTTCTTATTGTAGATTTTAACCTGTTATCTATATCATAAGGTAGTATTAAAGGGATATCTCTATAATATTCTTGCCAATTTTCTATTACCTTTTCTATATTTTCATAGTGTAAGTTTATGAAGTTTATTCTTTCTAAAATTCTATCTTTTTTAATTTCTTGTTTTGAATTTGAATTTTTATTATTGTTTTCAATTGAAGGAAAATGGCTCATACAGTCAAATCCGATAAGCATAGTTTTTTTATTTTTTTTATTTTTAATTGAATAATTATATTCAAGTTTTTTACTGCCACAAAGTTGACAAGTTGTTTTTTTCTTTCCTTTATATCCATTTTGAGCCCATTCTTCAGATGCTTCTTTCAAGAGAGTAGAAAATCCATAAGCTAAAACTCCATATGTTTCAAGGTTTTCATCTTTAAGATAGAGTATATCTTCTATGTAGATTGATTTTTCATTAAGACTAAATGTTTGAAGTAATTCAGGAAGTAGTTGATATCTTTTTATACATTCACTATTTAAAAGTAAGCGTATTTCTTTTAGAATTGCAATTGCTTTTTTGACTTTTTTAGATTTTGATGTCATAAATAGTTTTATCACCTCGTATTAATTTGATTTTACTTTCTTTGACTTTCATTTAAATTATTATAACATAAAAACAAAATAAATCAAACTATATACAAAAAAACTCAGAAGTTTTTCATAATATTAAATTTCATAATGATTATCTTTTAAAAATTTAATAAAAAATACTTGATTTATACAAAAAATGGTAATATAATAACTACAAGAAGAACGAATGTTTGATAAGGGGTGATTTTATTGAAAAGATTAAAATTGTTATGAGTATAGGTATCATTAAAAAACATAGTAATATTCTGATTACAAATCAAATATGCAGTTCAGAAATTCCAATCTAGTAATAAACCAATATAAATATCTTAATAAAATATAATGTAGTTACTATATATAAATTATAAGTAACTACAAAACAGAGGTGATAAATATATTCTGTGTAATTCAAGAATTAAAATTAAAAAAAGAGAATGAAGGAAAAAATAAGTGTTTAGAAGTATATACATGGAACTCAGGAAGTAGAGATAATTATAAAACTCATTATTCATATCAATGGAGCAAAGAGAGATTTAAAAGACCAATCAAAAAGGCATATAAAATAGCAATACACAAGAGTTATAGAGAAAATGGTAAGGTAAAAAAGAAACAGTGGGTAATTGGAACTTGGGAACATTATAGTTTAATAGAGTATGGCTTTGATTTGTGGAAAATTGATGACAAGCTTAAAGAGATGGAAATTACTGAAGATGAATTATATGATTTAATTTATGTTAAACTAGAGCCTTTAATAGATAAGATTGCACAAGAGTATCATAATACAGAGGAATATAAAATTTATCAAGAGAACCTTAATATAATAGAGATATACAATAAGGCCAAGAATGAATTTGATAAAATATATGGTGCAGGTACATATGAATGTTGTTACGATGTATTTGGAGAATTAAGAAATGAAGAAGAATTAATTAAAATAAAGTTAGAATATAAAGAGAATAAGAAACAAGAAGAAGAATATAGAAAACAGTATTATGAAAATTATTATAATAGTAAAAGTAGTTATCAAAATATTAGCTATAGTAACTACAATGAAGAAGATAAGAAATTTTTGAAGAAGTTTTATAAAAAATTAGCATTTGAGTTTCATCCAGATAGAAATGATAATAATTCTGAGAGTACAAAAGCAATGAAGGTAATCAATAAATTAAAAGATGAATGGAATGTCTAAATGGAGAGGAGATAAAACTAATTCAAAGGTTTGATAGGAATGGTAAAAAGGACTATCATTCAAACTGTAAAAACTGCAACTAATGGGTGTCCAAAATAGGGTATAAAATCGGCTGGAAAAGATATTAATATATGTAGGGGTAATTAATATTTCTACAAATAAAATGTATAATAAAAAAATTGAGAATGAAAAAGAATTATTATATATAAAATATGCAACAACGAGGATTATAATATTAAATCACAAGGCTTTAGCCGTAGTGATAGCAAGGAACGTAAGTGGCGCGGTAGCTATTACTAACGCCTTCACTTCGTTCAGTTGTTATCCTCAGCTAAAGCTTCGGATTTACTATTTTTAATTTAATACATATAGATTAAAAACCCCTTCATATGGTGACATATGGTAGCAAACCTAGAATATGTTAAAAGTTAATACAATTAGCAGAGATAATGATTCCACTAAAATGTTAAACAATATTATGAAACCTGTAGATAAGATAGTTTGCAAAATAGGGTATAAAATCGGCTGGAAAGTATATTAATATATGTAGGGATAAACAATATTCAAAAATAGAATTGTGTTAATTTTTGTATTAATTGAAATAATTTAATACCTAAAACTACATAAAAAATGGCATTTAAGTCTGAAAAACAGGCAAATATGTCAATTCATGCTGTCCCAAAAAAGTCATTTTGATATATAGTCAAATGGAATAATTTTGGACAGTAAAATGACAAAAAGGAGGGATTTTATAGGTGAAAAAGCAATTTATAGGTGATTTTTTTACATTAGAAAAGTTACAAGAATTAGAAAAAGGTTTAAATTATACCATTTATGGAAGTACAGGTACAGGGAAAAGTGTATTTATTAGAGAGATTTTAGTTCCATATGTAGTAAAAGAAAACAAAACAATTCTGATATTAATGCATAGAACAGAATTAAGAGAACAATTTGAAAAAGAATTACATATAAGTTTAATAAAAAATTATGCTGAAACTAATTGTAATTGGATAATGGAACATCTAGTAAAGGTAAAATGTTACCAATCAACAGATGTAAACGAATTATATTGTTTTGATTATATAATTTGTGATGAATTCCATTATTTGATGTCTGATAGTTGGAATAAAATTACTAATGTTATGCTTGAAGAATTAAATTCTATTAAAGATTCTATTAAGATATTTCTTAGTGCAACACAAAACAATGTAATAAAATTATTAAATGTTCCTATTGAACTATGTAGTTTAAAGAAAGATATTAAAGTTAAATCTGTTGAAAAAACAAGAAGTGATGTTTATTTAGAACATATTCATCATTGTAGTACTAAGGGGAAGGTATTAAATATAAGTAGTTTAGAAGATGCTAAAAATAATTATGATATATCTGTTATAAAGGGATTAGATACAAGTTTATTGTGCAGTAGGAGTAGAAGTGAATATAAACAGTATAATAGTGAACTGGTATCAAGGTTATTGATAAATGAAGCCAAGTTTAATGGAGATATATTGTTTTCAACAACATGTATAAGTACAGGTATAGATATAAAAGATAAGAATTTCAAGTTCATAGGGATTGAACAATTACTACCTAAAGAATCAATTATACAATTAGTTGGTAGAAAAAGAATTAAATATGAGGTTAATAAGAAATTGATTCATGATAATCCTCCAGTAGTAATTGTGAAAGATTTTAATAAAAAAATAATTGAGGGTAGAATAAGGATTCTTAAAGAGCAACTTGAAGAGTATGAGTTTTATAGTGTTAGCAAAGAAAGGTTTTTGAAAAGTAGGAGAGATAGAAATTATATACCAACTTGGTTAGAATTGACTCATAATGAAGAATTAGTGGTTAATTATACTATAATAGAAGAGTTAAAAAACTTCCTAATATGGCTAGAGGAAGTTAAAGAGTATGGTTATCCAGAAAGCATTGCAAAGCTATTAAAAGGTAGACTATTTGATATTCAAAGCATAAAGTGTGAAAAAGAGTTATTTAAAAGATTTGTAAATAAAGAGTTAGATAAAGATGCACAAAACTTACTAAAAGATATGCTAAAAAAGAAATATGGATTTACAGGTAAAACAATAGGAATAAATAGTATTAATGGATTTTTTAAAGATAATAGAATTGAATATATTATAAAATCTAAAAGAGTAAGACATAAAAGTAGAAATAACAATAAAAAAGATAATAGAAGAACTATTTGGATTATATCAGAAGATAAAGAGTAAATATATAATTTAAATCCTAGTAGATATAACTTCAAAAGGAGGTAATTAATGCAAAGAAACAAAGATGAGTCTTTAATTTTATTTAAATATAAAGATAATATAAGTGAATTGATAGAAGAAATCTTTAATAGAGCATATAAAAAAAATTATATCCATGAGTATTTTCTAAAAGATAGTATAGACTATATAGCTAGTTGTACAAAAGCAAATCTAGGAAATTATACAACTCTAAAATATAAGGAATGGGATAAACAGTGTTCCTCAACAAGTGCATTTCAAAAGCTTTTAAGATATGAAGGCGAATATCCAAAATGGAGATACCTAGTTAATGAAATGATAGATACTATAAATGCTTATTATATAAATCCTTATAATCATTTGAAACAAAAGGAAGATAGAAGTTTAGTTAAATTCTTTGTTAGAATATTGCACACTAAGAATGTAATGGAGGTGTTTAGTAAGATTAAAAGAAAAGAGTTTAAAGTTATGTTACCTAGGTATAGACATAAATATGTTAATTGTGCAAAGATAGCTAATAATAATATATTTAATCAAAAGGAGTTAATAGTAAATATATTGAATAAAGTTATAAGTAAGGTCGATTGGAGTATGGATGAACAGCAAATCATAAAATATATATGTAAGGGCATATCATGGGAGTTTGGAAATTTAACTCATCACTTACCAAATTGGTATTGGCATACACATAAGAAGTTTAATCAATTAAATGGAGAATCATATGTGAGAGATAAAAGAATTTATGTGTTAAATCATTGGTTTGGTCTTGAAAATCTAACTAATTCAGAAATAAGAAAATTAAAATTTTTTACAAGTAATCAAATAAATACTATAATAAATATCTTAGATTCCTTAGAAAATGTAGAGTATAGAAAAAATAGAAAAGGTATATGGGATTTAAATAAAACTCAACTAGCTAGAAATTTAAATATATCTTATGACTCATTAAAAAAAAGAATTATTTATATTAAAAAGAAAGTTCAAAAAAATGGTATAGATATAAAAATAAAAGAGCCTAGAGTAATATGTAATTCTAAGTTTAAACCCATGAGTAGAGCAGAAATGTTTAGAAGAGTTGGTGAGGATGAACAGGACTTATTTGAGTATTATTGTGGTAAATTCATTGAAGAGTGTGAGCGAGGTTACTATTAGATTGAATAAATAGGGTGATATATAAAAAGAGACCTATTGTTTTTATTATGATTTGGATTCTTATTGAGGGGATGAGTTTTTGACATATAAATTATAAGTATGTTATCAGATTAGACAAGATGAGAATATAGTTACCTATGTCATTTAGGTAACTTTTTTATGTACAAAATTAAACTTAAAAGGAGAGATGGGATATGAAACAGAGTCAAAACAGTATTGAACTTGCAAAGGAAATAGCAAAATTGGATTTGGATATTGGAGCTTTAAAAAGAAGTAAGAGATTAGTTAAAACAAAGGAAATAGATAGAGTATTGGAAGAAAAGAAATTATTGAGAGAAAAGTTAAATAATGAATTATTCTTTAATGAGATACCTTTATGGGATAGATTAGAGAACTATATAGATACATATTGCTTAAATAGAAAACTATGTAAAGAAGAACAATCAGATTTAATGAATTATATAATTGATTTATTTGGAAGAAGTAATCCAATTGTAAGTAAACCAAAACAAAAAGGATTAGCTAAATGGTTGTCAATTGGAGATAAATATATTTTGTATTATAACAAGGAAGATAATAAAACTTGGGCTACTTTAGAAATTAATATTAATGAAGAATATAAAACTAACTAGAAGTGAGTTTTAAAGATTGCTTGAGTATGATATTTCTATAAGAATGATATAGGTAAAATATATGAATTTAATAATATTAAAAAGGAGAAATATAAAATGGTATATGATTATAATATAAAAAAAGACTTGCATGCAAATATATTTTTAGGTGGTAAATTTATTGGAGAAGTTAAATTCGTAGATGGATTTTTAAAAGTAGAGGAATTAGATTTAAATGAAAGATTAGGTGGTATAGGAAATCTAAAATCAGAAGATAAAGTAACTATTGATAGTAACAAGATTCTTATTAAAAAACATGAGGAATATCTACTTTATCTTATTAACAAAGATGGATATATTGATAATGTAATACATTATGATGATGGACTTGATTTGGAGTATCATAGAGATAAATTTGATTGTATATCTAAAGGTTATGATTTTGTATTTGCTGTTGAAACATTAGAGAAAGTATTTTACTTTCCAATAGATAGAATGATTGATTCAATGTTAGATTATGTTTACTTAATGGATTAGGATGTGATTTTATGAATGATATGGTAACTATTAATTATAAGAAATATGAGTATAAATGTGACATGTTAGTTGGTATTCGTATTAATTATCATAACAACTATATTGATAAAGATGATGAATTTTATATAACTAGTTTAACTGATATGAATAATGAGGAATTAATAAATATAATCGAAGATGAAGAGATGAAAAAGTTTATAAAGAATAATTTTTATATGATTAAAAATCTTGAAGAGTATAATTACTTCATTGAACACTATGAAAATAAAATTAAAGAAGGTAGTTGATTATGGCTATAAAAAAATTCTGTGCAAGGTGTGGTAAAATAATTAGTTATGGAAATAGGTATTGTGATACATGTCAAAGTATATATGACAGACATAACAGACTTAGGTATAGAGACTATAATTTAAAAAAAAGAAACAAAGAAAAACAATTGTTTTATAATTCAAAAGAATGGAAAAGTATATCTAAGGTAATAAGAAACAGGGATAAAGGATTATGTTTATTATGTTCAGATAACAAGAGATTAAATTATTATGATGTAGTTCATCATATAGTTGAATTAGAAGAAGATAGATTATTAGCATTAAGTAAAGATAATTTATTGTGTTTATGTCATAATTGTCATAATAAAGTACATAGCCAGTACAAAGTAGGAGATAAAAAAGAGGTTCAAGATGAGTTAAGGCTATTGGTAGGGGGTACTAAAAAAGTTTTTTAAGAGAGGGAAGAAGCCTAGAGTGCTTATTTCGTTCGGAAAAATTCCCTAAATGAATTTTCAAAAAATAAATATGTATGGGAGGTGATATCTGATGGCCAGAAATAGACAACCAATTGGATTAATACAAGCTAAAGGGAAGAAACATCTTACAAAAGATGAAATAAAACATAGAAAAGATACAGAAATACAAGCACCATCTGATAATATACAAGCCCCTTCATATTTGCCAGTAGAGTTACAACAAGAATTTTATGAAATAGCTAAAGAACTTATAAGAATTAATATAATGAGTAATTTAGATATAGATTCATTGGCAAGATTTATAATATCTAAGAAGTTATATATTGATATTACGGAAAAAATATTAAAAAATACATGCCTAATAACAGATAAAGATATTATCAATTCTCAAGATAAACTATTCAAACAATGTCGACAATCAGCATCAGATTTAGGTTTAACTATTTCTTCAAGATGTAAATTAGTTGTTCCAAAAGTAGAACAAGAGAATAAGGAAAATAAATTTGCTAAGTTTGGTGTTAATAATGGATAGAGTTACACAATATGCAGAAGATGTAGTTAAAGGAAATATAAAAACAGGATTATATGCTAAATTAGCATGCCAGAGACATTTAAATGATTTAGAAAAATCTAATACAGATGAATTTGAATATTACTTTAATGTTGAAAAGGCAAATAAGATATTAGATTTTGCTGAAACTTTAATAATAGCTGAAGGAGAAGAAGAAACACCAGTAGTATTAGAAGGATTTCAAATATTTATATTAGGTTCCTTAAATGGATGGGTCAATAAGATAAATAATCATAGAAGATTTAGAAATTCATATGTACAACTAGGTAGACAAAATGGTAAGTCATTTTTAAATGGAATACTAGCAACTTTTTATGGGAATTTTAGTGGATATAACTATGGGCAGATATATTGTACAGCTACAAAGATGGATCAAGCTAAAATCGTGTTTAGAGAAATAATGAAATTTATAAATGCTGATAAGGATTTGCAAGAACTATTTAAAATTAAGGAGTATGAGAGTACTATCGAATGTAAATTGACTAAATCTACAATAAAAGCACTTGGAAAAGATACTAAATCAATTGATGGATTTAGACCATTATTAGGAATTGTAGATGAATATCATGCTCATAAAGACAATCAAATGTATAAGTTACTTGAGGGTGGTACTAGAAGAATGAAAGAGTGTCTAATTAGTGTTATAACAACAGCAGGATTTGAGATAAATTGTCCATGTTATGAACTATATGAGTATTGTTGTAATTTATTGATTGGATTATATACAAATGAAAAGCAGTTTGTTTATATAACACAAATGGATAAAAATGATGACATTTGGAATTATGAAAATTGGATAAAGGCAAATCCTTTAGTATGTAAAGATAAAGAAAACTTGGAGAATCTTATATCAGTTGGGAAAACAGCAAAGGATATAGGAGGAAATGACTTAAGAGATTTTCTTGTAAAAGGATTAAATAATTGGATGCAGCTTTCTGATAATCAATATATTTTAGTTGATGATTGGAAAAAGTGTGCAACCAATAAAACATTAAAAGATTTCAGAGGATATAAATGTAATATAGGTTTAGATTTATCAAGTGGTGGAGATTTAACATCTTTAGCACTTATTTTTGTGTTTATGGATGGGAAGGATAAGAAATATTTTATTCATTCACATAGCTTCATACCAAAGATGAGAGTAGAAGAACATATAAAAACTGATAGAGTTCCATATGATTTATGGATTAAAAAAGGTTTGTTAACAGTTACAGAAACTATTGGAGGTATAAAGACAGATTATAAATATATTCTAAGGTATTTGAATGACATTATATGCAAATATGATTTAAAAGTAGAACAAATAGGATATGACCCAAGAAATGCAGATACATTTTTAGTTGATTTAGAAGAAATAGGGGATTGTGTAGAAATATACCAAAGTGCTAGGTCACTCAATGATGCTACTGAAGACTTTAGATTAGAGATTAAAGCTGGAAATATTGAATACAACAAAGAAAATGAATTACTTACATGGAGCATTATAAATGCCAAAGTAGCATATAATGGCGAATTTATCAAGATAGATAAAAACAAATCACATCAAAGAATAGACCCTATTGATGCTATTATAGATGCCTATAAATTAGCATTTAAAGACACTTCATTAATTGACTATAATGAATTAACCAATGAATATCTTAATATGATGGGATGGTAAGGAGGTGACAAATTGATAGTAGACAAGATAAAAATGCTATTTAAGAGAAATATAAGAAATGAATTAAATGAGGAAGAGAAAGAATTATTTAGAATTCTAGGTATAGACCATAAAGTTGATAATAATTTGAAAAGTGAAGCTACATATTTTGCGTGTTTAAGAATCTTATCAGAGACTTTAGGAAAATTACCTCTAAAAATTTATAAGGATACGGAAAATGGAAACATAAAAATAACAGGAAATAACATATTAAATTTAATAAAACTGAGACCAAATCCATATATGACAGCTACCACTTTTTGGTCAACTATTGAAAGAAATAGAAATCATTATGGAAATGCATACGCATATTGTAGATACAAAGGAACTGAATTATTAGATTTATGGATTATGCAAAGTAATAATGTAAAGGTTGTTGTAGATAACCAAGGATATTTTGGTAAGAAAAATAAGATTTGGTATATTTATAATGATACAAAAACAGGAAAAGAATACACAATTGATGCTGATAATGTATTACATTTTAAGACTTCACATACATTTGATGGAATATTAGGAGTTTCTGTTCAAGATATACTATTTTCAAGTATCGAAGGTGGATTAGAATCTCAAAAATTCATGAACAATCTTTATAAAACAGGACTTACAGCTAAAGCAGTTTTGCAATATACAGGAGACTTAGATGATAAAGCACGCTCAAGGTTAATAAGAGGCATGGAAGAATTTGCAAGTGGTTCTAGTAACTCAGGAAAAATAATACCTATACCATTAGGTATGCAATTAACGCCTCTTAATATAAGTCTTACAGATAGTCAATTCTTTGAATTAAAAAAATATAATGCACTTCAAATAGCATCAGCTTTTGGAATATCTCCTACATTCATAAATAATTATGACAAGAGTAGTTATTCAAATAGTGAGATGGAACAGCTAAGTTTTTTAGTTAATACACTTCAGTATATCTTAAAGCAATATGAAGAAGAAATAACTTACAAATTACTAAGTACAAAGGAAATCAATGATGGATACTTTTTTAAATTTAATGAAGGAGCTGTTTTAAGAGCAGATATGAAAACTCAAGCAGAATGTTTGGCAAGTTATGTTAATAATGCTATATATACACCTAATGAGTGTAGACATCTCCTTAATTTATCTATGATTGAAGGAGGTGATATTCTTATGTGCAATGGTAGTTATATACCTGTTACTCAAGTAGGGAAGCAGTATGAACAAGGAGGTGATAAAATTGAAAAATAGTAAGAATGATAATTTATCCAGCGTATTAGAAATAAAAAATGAAACAAAAGATAATGCAGAATTATATTTTTATGGAGATATAGTTTCTTCATGGTTAGGAGCTTGGGATGACACAGACCAATATCCTGAGAGTATAAAAAAGTTTCTTGATAATGTAAAAGGAAAAGACTTGGACATTTATATTAATTCAGGTGGAGGTTCTGTATTTGCAGGTATGGCAATATACAATATGTTAAAGCGACATAAAGGGTTTAAAACTGTTTATATTGATGGGCTTGCAGCAAGTATAGCCAGTGTAATAGCTTTAGCAGGTGATAAAGTCATAATCCCAAGTAATGCATATTTTATGATACATAAGCCTTGGTGTAATGTGTATGGAAATTCTAATGAATTAAGAGAACAAGCAGAAATATTAGATAAAATAGAGGAAGGAATAATAAATGTTTATTCTGAAAATTTATCTCTAGATGTTAACATTGAAGATATTAAGAATATGTTAAACAATGAAACTTGGTTAACTGGAGAGGAAGCAATCAAATATTTTAACATGGAAATATCTGATAATGTTAATGCAGTTGCATGTTTAAGTGAAATGTATGACAAATATTTAAAAGTACCAAAAAATATAAATAAAAATACAAAAAATTATGATATTGAAAAAGAAAAACTATTATTAGAACTAGATTTAATTTAGTTCTTTTTTATTGTAAAAATGAAAGGAAGGTAAAGTAATGAACAAAGAGTTAAGAGAACTATTAGAGAAAATAAATAATAAGAAGGTAGAAGCAAGAAAATTAATAGAGGATGATAAGTTGGATGAAGGAAAAGTAATAAAAAATGAAATAGCTATATTACGAGATAAGTTTAATGTATTAAAAGACTTATATGAAGAGGAAATGGGAGAGATAGAAAATATGACTGATATATCAAGATCAAAAGTAGATGAAAAAGAAAGTATTGTTGCGTTTAATAAAGCAGTTCTAGGGAAGTCACTTACTGAAACTCAATCAGCATTAGTTGAGAAGGTTGAGGAAGATGGTGGATATTTAGTACCAAAAGAACAAAGAACACAAATTGAAGAATTAAAGAGACAATTAATTCCATTAAAACAATATTGTAATGTAGTTCCAGTTGCTACTCTATCTGGAAGTATGCCTTTAGAGGTAGATGCAAATGATGAGTTAATAAATTTTGACGAGATGGAAGAGATAAATCAATCAGATATAAAATTTGGACAAGTTAAATGGCTATTAAATGATTATGGGGATATAATACCTATTTCAAATTCTTTGTTGCAAGATGAAAAAGCTAATTTAACTAATTATGTAGGTGCCAGATTCTCAAAAAAAGCTGTCAGAACTGAAAATAAAAAAATATTAGAAGTGCTATCAAAATCAAAGAAAGTAGAGGGAGAAGACTATAAAACTATACAAACAGCATTAAATAAAGAGTTAGACCCATCAATAAGTGCTAATGCAATAATAATTACTAATCAAGATGGATATGACTATTTAGATTCTTTAACTGATTCTAATAATAGACCTCTAATGAGTGATTCTTTAACAGTAGAAGGTGCAAAGACATTTAAAGGTAAAATTGTAGTTGTATTATCAAATCAACATTTTTCATCAACAGCTAGTAAACTTACTTTTTATGTAGGAGATTTATCAAGTGCAGTTGCATTTTTTGATAGACAAGTTTATGAAATGGCTGTGTCTAAGGAAGCTGGATTTACTAAAAATGCTACTTTTATGAGAGTTATTGAAAGATTTGATGTACAATCTATTGATAACAAAGCAATGGTTAATGTAGAGCTAACTTTACCAACACAAAGTGCAATTGCAAAATCAATTAAGAAGTAATAATCAATGAGGGATTAGATACATTCTAGTCCCTTTAAGTAGGTGATATGGATGTTAGATGAAGTTAAGTTATATTTAAAAATTGATAACGATGAAGATGATAATTTGTTAAAAAGTTTGATAGAATCAGCTAAAGTATACCTTATTAATGCAGGTTGTAAGATATATGAAGAAAATGATTTGTCAAAGTTAGCAATCAATTTATTAGTTGGTCATTGGTATGAAAATAGAGAAGTTATAGGAAAAGCAGATAAATTAGCCTTTTCACTAGAATCTATAATAATACAATTAAAGTATAGTTATGAGGTAAGTATATGAATATAGGCGACTTAAATAAAAGGATAATAATACAGAAAAATAATGAAAGTATAGACGGAGAAGGATATCCAATAGAAAATTGGATTAACTATAAAACTGTTTGGTCTAGGATAAATAACATTAGTGGAAAAGAATTTTTGCAAGCTCAAGCTTTAACTAGTAACATATCGAAAAAAGCTTTTATAAGATATCAAAAAGAATTAGATATTTCATTAAATGACAATATAACCCTAAATTACAGAATACTATACAATAAATCAATTTATAATTTAATATATATAAATAATATTAATGAAAAAAATCAGTATATGGAATTGATGTTAGTGGGTGATAACTAATGTCATTGGAATGTGATTTTTCAGATTTAATAAATAAATTAGTAAATATGGAAAAAAAGGTAAAAAAAGAAATTGCAGATAAAGCTTTAGATAAAGGTGCAGATATAATTTTACAAGGTCAAAAAAACAATGCACCAGTTGATACAGGAAGATTAAAAAATTCTTTAGTCAAAGGTGATAAAAAAGGAACTGGGGAGAAAAGAGAAATAAATATTGGCTTGATAAAAGCTGACAGAGATGTGGCTAGATATGGATATGTACAAGAGCATGGAACAAGTTCTATGAATGGTAAAAAGTGGATAAAGAATGCTTGGGTAAGTAACAAACAACAAGCTAATGAGGCAATAAAAGAGTCAATAATGGAAGATTTACTAAAGTAGGTGTATAAATTTGAATATAAAAAATTTAATAGTAGATGTAATTAAATCAGTCGATATAGATGATTGTTATTACATAGAAGCTAGTAAAAAAACTGATAAATATGTGATATATAGTATTTATAATGAAACTGATACAGATATATTTGATGATAATAATCAAAGTGTAACATATTATATTCAACTAAACTATTGGTTTAAAAATTCAATAGATGAGAAAAGGTATAAAGAAATAAAAAATAAAATGAAAGAAAAAGGATTTATTTTTGATGGTTGTAAAGACTCTAAAGATGGCAACTATTATGGTAAATTATTTGATTTTAAATATGAAGAGTTTAATTAGGCCTTAGAAATAATAGGTCTTTTTTAATACAAAAAATTATAAATAAAGGAAGGTAGTAGAATTATGAATTACAAAAACAAAACATTATATGGGTTTAACAATGTATATGCTGCAAGAGTAGAAGAAGATGGAAGTTATATGACACCAGTTAGGATACCAGGTGGTAAATCAGTTGAAGTATCATTTGAGACATCTGAAGATATAGAGTATGCAGATAATATTGTAGCAGATAGTGATGTATCAATTTCAAAAGGCTCAGGAAAGCTTAATTTATTGGGTCTTACAAATGATGAAAAAGCTATGTTATTTGGTGGAGAAAATATGTCTGGTGGTTATGCATTAGCATCTAATCAAAATATGCCTAACTTAGCATTATTATTTGAACAAGAAAAAAGAGATGGAGGAAAAATATTAAATGTACTTTATAATGTGCAGTTCAATCCATCTGGCTTAAATGCAAAGACAACTGAAGATAAAAAAGAGAAAAGTTTACAAGAATTAGAATTTAATTGTTATCCAGGATTTGATGATAAAGGATATTTCTTTTATTCATTGGATACAAAAGATGAAAAGGCAGATACAACTGTTATAAATAAGTGGTACACAGAAATTCAATTACCAAAAGTAACAGTACTACCAGAAAGCAATACACCTAAAAAATTAAGTAAATAAACTTTTTATAGAGGATTATTAATTTAATCCTCTATATTTTAGGAAACCTATAAAAAAATGACCTTATAAATGCCATTTTAAGGTGTTTCAAAAAAACTCATCTTGTATTTATACCTTATTATGAGAGATGGTGATAAAGTGAAAGATTATAAAAGTAAGATTTTGTATGGTTTGGATAATATTCATGTGTGTGAAGTTAGCAATAATTCAAAACCTATTAAAATTATAGGAGGGAAATCCGTAAATATAGAAATAAGCCAAGATTATAAATATCTTAAAACAAATGGATATGAGTCTATTCGTCTAAATGGGAATTTAAAAGGTAAAGGTAAATTAAATGTATTGGAATTATCAAATGATGAGAAAACATTGATATTTGGATATAATAAATCAAAAGGTGGTATTTTAGTAGGCAATGGAAATTGTACTAGATTAAGATTATTATTTAGTAGAAATAGAAGTGATGGAGAAAAAGTTTACTATTGCATATATAATGTAATGTTTAATCAGATTGGTTTAGATGCAGGAACAAATACAGAAAAGAAAAATAAAAGTACATTAGAAATAGATTTTGATGTTTTATTTGACTATAAAGTTGGTGGAGTTTATTATGCTATGGATACACTAACAGGTGATAAAGAAACATTAAATAATTGGTTTAAAGAAATACAATATCCAAATAGGAGTGATATATATGATAGAAGATAAAATAAAAGTTAAATTAAATGAAGGGAAAGTAATATATGAGGCAAGGCTTGACATAGGAGCAATAGCAGAAACACAATATTATTTTAAACAAAGAAACGACTATATGAAAATAATGGAAATAATAGATGGGGTATTTAAAGATGATATTATGATAATTAAAGAGTTGTTGTTACAATCTATATTAAGGTGCCATAATCAGCTATCAAGAGAAGACATACTAGACAACTTAAAATTAAAAGAATTAATAAATATTAGAGAATATGTAAGTGAATTGATATTAATATCATTTCCAGAGCCAGATGATAAAAAAAAAGCCAACAATTAGTAATAGAGGATAATAAGGATTGGGATTTAAATTATTTAGAATACATGTGGGTTTCTGTTTTGAAAAGGCCAAGTGAGACATTTTTTAATACTACACCAAAAAAACTATTTTCTCAAATAGAAGCACATAAAAAATATAATGGGATAAAAGATGAGAATGATATAGATATAGTTGATAGTACTGAATTTATGTAGATATAGCTTAATGCTATGTCTATTTTTTTGTCTATTAGGAAGGAAGTGGTTAAATGTCTTCAAGTTATGAAGAATTGCAAGTTAAATTAGCATTAGAAAGTAGTAATTTTAGTAAACAAGTTAGTGCAATAAATAAAGAAATTAAGAATTTAGAAAAGGACTTTAAATCAGCATCACAAGGAAATAAACAATTTGAAAATTCTTTTACTGGTCTCAGTGCAAAAATGCAAAAGACAGAGCGACAAATTGATTTGTACAATAAGAAGCTAGAAAGTCAAAGAAAAGAGTACAATAAGGTAAATACTCAATTGACTCAACAAAAATCTAAACTTGATTCATTAGCTAATACAGTTGGTAAAAACTCTAAAGAATGGAAAGACCAAGCTCAATTAGTGCAGAAAAATAGTGAAAAATTAAGAAGATTAAGTACAGATATAAATAAAACTCAAAGTAATATTGGTAGGCTTAAAAATGAACTTAGTCAATCAGCACAAAAATTTGAACAGTTAGGTAATAAAGCACTAACGATAGATGAGAAATTATCAAGAATAAATAGACAAGCAAATCTTACAGAATCAGAATTTAATCGTTTAGGAGCAGAGCTTAATCAATCAGGAACATATTTTCAAAAACTAGGAAATGAGATGCAACAACTTGGTGCTAAGATACAGTCTAATAAGTCTAAGTTAAATGCTTATGAATCTGAGATTAGTAAATTAAATACAAATCTAACTCAGAACAAACAGACACATAGTCAGTTGAAAACTGAGATTAACCAAACTAAAAATGCACTAGAACAAGCAAAGAGTAAGTTTGGTTCAAATTCAACAGAAGCACAACAATTACATACTAAACTATTACAATTGAAAGACGCATATAATCAAAGTGAACATGAGATTGAACAGTCAAGTGCAGCACTAGACAGATATCAAGCAGATGTAAATAATACTAGAGCAGATATCACTAGATTGTCAGCTCAACTAAGACAAATGCCTTTTAATACAATAGGTCAATCTATGGTATCATCAGGGCAAAAGATAAAAGGTGTTGGCCAAAGTTTAGGTATGTATGTTACTATGCCACTTGGTATGATGGGTACAGCAGCAACAAAAGCAGGAGTCAATTTTGATACTTCTATGAGTAAGTTACAAGCTACAGCAGGTATAGCTGATAAAAGTAGTGTATCATTTCAAAAACTACAGGAGAAGGCACAAGACCTTGGAGCTAGAACTTCATTTTCAGCAAGTGAGGCGGCTGATGGACTTACATATCTAGCACTTGCAGGTTGGGATGTAGAGACATCTTTATCAAGAATAGAACCAGTATTGAGAGCTGCTGAAGCTGGGGGTATGGATTTAGCATTGTGTTCTGATTTGGTTACAGACAGTATGTCATCGGCAGGGATTGCAAGTAAAGATTTTACTAAATACTTAGATATAACAGCTCAAGCACAAAGAAAGTCTAATACAAGTATGCAACAGATGTTAGAGGCTTATGTTGTTGCAGGAGGTATATTTAAAAATTTAAATATACCATTAGAAAAATCAGGAGCATTATTAGGAGTATTAGCTAATAGAGGAACAAAAGGTTCAGAGGCGGGAAATGCTATTATATCAGTATTCTCAAATTTAATAACTGAGGCTGGTCAAGCAGGTAAAGCATTAAAAGAATTAAAAATATCTTTATTTGATAAGAAGACAGGAAAGCAAAGAGATACAATTGAAGTATTAAAAGAAATGGCTCAAAAGCTTGGAGTAACAGCAGATGGAACTTCTAAATTGACAGAAGCAGAGCAAGCACAATATGCTGCAATGGTTGGAGGTAAGACGCAGTATGACAGTTTAATGAAAATGCTGGCAGGAGTTAGTGATGAGTATGATGATTTAGAAAATAACCTAAGAAATTCAAAAGGTTCATTAATGGAAGTTGCCAAAACAATGAAAGATAATTTAGGTGGAGCAATTACAAATATGAAATCAGCCTTAGAAGGTGCAGGTATACAAGCATTTAAGGCAATGGAGCCTGTTCTTGCAAGCCTAATAGAAAAAATAACACAACTTTCAAATTGGTTTACTAATCTTAGTGAATCTTCTCAACAATCTATTGTGAAGATGGCAGCTATGGCAGCAGCGTTAGCACCAATTCTTATTGCATTTGGACAATTGATTATTGTTGGAGGAAATTTAACGCTTATTATAGGACATATAAAAGCAGCTATGACAGCTACAACAGGAACATCAACAAGTTTATTAACTAAATTAGGGAATCTAACTACTAAATTATTTTCTTTGCAAGGAGCATTTTCTTTACTAGCAGTTGCAGGTATTGGAGTAGCTGTAAAGGCTTTACATGATTACAGTGTCCAAGATGGAAAGTTATATGAGCAGAGGAAAAGAAATATAGAAAGTTTAGAGAGAGAAAAGAAAGCTTATCAAGAAACAAAAGAAAAGATTGGAAATATAGCAAAGGAATATGATACATTAAAAAATAAATCTGAACTTAGTAATGAAGAGGCAGAGAGATTAAAAGTATTAACAAAAGAAATAGCTGAATTAATGCCAGAGTTAGTAAATGGATATGATGATGGAAATCCAATTTTAAAAATGAAAGGTTCAGCAGAAGATTTATGTTCAGAATTAGATAGAGCTATAGAGAAAAAAGAACGTTTAATTAGTTTTGATAGGATAGATAATGCTGAAATAGCAGTAGACAAACAGGGTGGTAAGCGTGATAAAGAAGGAAATAAACTTACAGGAAAAGCTGCTGACTCATATCAAACAGATGTAGATAAAGTTAAAAATATACAAAGAAAATATAATGATGATATGACTAAGTTGGAGGAACAAGGCCGATTTATAAGAGGTCAGATTCAGGGAGCAGAAGTCAAAGATAGAGAAAAGTATATACAAAAATATAATGAACATTTAAGAAAAAAAGAAAAGTTAACACAAGATGCACAAAAAGAAAGTGAAAGAAGCCTAGAAGAAGCTAAGAAGGTAGCTCAAGAGGTTGAAGAAGGTGTATTTGCTACAGTTAAGTCAAGTAGTACTTTTAAATCCAGTAAAAATAATGGTGCTAAAAAACAATTTGATGAATTAAAAGGTTTTTTAGATTTTAGTGGTATAAAGACACAAGAGCAATTATCTAATGCAGAAAGTGCTATGAATAAATTATTTAAATCAGCATCAGATGGAAAAATTAATTTATCAGATATTAAAAAAGAAATAGAAGATGCTAATGATTCACTATCTAAAGATGGAAATCTAAGTTCGTATAATAAAAAAATGCAAGAGTTAAGTAAGACTATTGCTGATAAAACTGGTACAAAATCAAGTGATTGGATATCTTTATTAACAACATTAGATAAAGAATTCTTGAGGACTAGCGATTCAACAGATGTATTTTTAAAAAAATTTAATAGAACTAGACAACAGTTAGAATCTGGCGAAGGTCTAGCAATTGCAGTACAAAAACAATATGATGAATTAAATTCAGCTATTGAAGGCTTACAAATAACAGGGGTAAGTGATGTTGATGTACAAACTGTGATTGATTTTACTAATAATCAAAATATACCAGAAGATATAAGAAATTTTGTTAATGGATTAATAAAAAAAGATTCAGACGGAAATATAACTAATTCAAAAGAGGTTATAAAATTCACAGCAGATTTATTGTTTGAACTACAACAAGAAAATCCTAATTTTGATAATCTTCAATCTGAAGCAGATAGATTGTTTGGAGAAAATAAGGTAAAGGTAACAGAAGATTTAGAGATTACAGAGGGTGAGATTGATACATCTAATGTAAAAACAGATGATGTAAACGAACAAATAAAAAATAAATTTGCCAAAGATAAAGTATCAGCTAAAATTAATGTTGCTATTGAAAATGGTAGTATTAACTCTGATAAAGTAAAATTAGTTGGAGAGATATTTGACAAAATACCAACTGAATATAAAACAAAATTTATACTAGAAAATACTGATGCAATTAATAAAGCCGAAACTTATAATGATATAATTAAATACTTAAAAGAAAATCCAGAAATTGCACAAAAGTATGATATTAAAATTGATGGATTAGATAAGGCAAAAGAGGCTAATAAAGAAACTGATAAAGGTAATAAGACAGTTAAAACAGATGTACAGGTTACTAATGCAGAAAAAAGTAAAGAAGAAATAGAAGCTGTTGGAAAAGAAGCTGATAAAGTTAATGAGAAAAAAGCTGAACCAGAAATAACTACAAAAGGGGTAGAAGGTACAGCAGAACAGTTAAATCAATTAGCAGAAAAAGCCCAAAAAGTTGGACAAGGAAAATATGAAATAAATATAGTTGCTAAAACTCAAATCGCAGCTAAAAATATAAGTGGTTTAATTACACGAGTAAATGATTTTATTAAGTTAAAAGTAAAGACACTTGTATTTAGAACAGAGACAGCTCAAGGCTCAAAGAATGTAACAGGCTTAATTAACAAGGTTAAAAGTTATGATAATAAATATGGTGGCAAGACTATCAAAACTAAATTTGATGCACTAACTTCCGTCGCTGCAAAGAACATATCAGGACTTATTAGGAAGATAGAGTCATTTAAAGAAAATTATGCAGGAAAAACATTCACTACTACATTTAGTACTAATAAGGTAACAAATACTACTACTGGTGGAAATAATAATTCAGATAAAGATAATAAGTCAATACAAAGAGCTACACCAGAGCCAATGGCAATAAACAAGATACAGGATGAACGAAACGTTACATCTAGAAATAATAGAGCAACTATGTTAAATAATAGTAGAAAATTGACAATAGATACACCAATCAACTTGAATATAGATGCATCTTTTAAATATGATATAGAAATATTAAAAGAATTAGAAAATCAAATTAATAAAGTAAGTAGTTCATTATCATTATTAAGTAAGAAAATGGAGAATGCATCTGATAACGATAAAATTAAATATCTTCAAGAACAAAACGAACTTTACAAAGAGCAACAAAGACTACTAAAAAGGCAAGAGGGATATTTATCTCAAGAACAAAGCAGACTTAAACAACTTCTTGGAAATAATAAAGAATATACTTTTCACTTTAATGCAGATGGTAATATTACAGACTATGAAGAAAATTTAATAAAGATACAACAAAAGCTAATCGAATTAGATGGTAAATCAGGTGATGATAAGTCAATTGAAAAGAAAAAGAAATCATTAGAAGAGACTAAAAAGATTCTTGAACAATATATTAAGGTTACATTTACAGACCTACCAAAGTGTCAAGAAGAGTGGCAATCAATAGCTAATGAAATTAATAATGCTACTGAGGAAGTAAAGAAACTTAAACAAGAACAAGATAAACTATACAAAGAATCTACATGGGTTTCCATATCCAAAGATGTTGAACAAGTTAAAAATGAATTAGAACTAATTGATGTTAAAATGCAAAATGCATCTGAGGATGAGAAGGAAGAATTATTAAAGAAAAAAATAGAACTTCTTAAAAAATATAAAAAAGAGTTGGCTGAAACTACTGATTACATGAAACAAGTTCAAGGAGAACTAAAAGGTAAATTACAAAAATTTGGATTTGAATTCAGAGATAATGGAGATATTTCAAACTATATTCAACAGTTACAAAAGCTAAAAAAGGAAAATAAAAACTTTGATGAAGCAAAAGAACTTGTTGATGCATATTTAGAATTACTTATTCATAAGATTCCAGATGCTGAAAAAGAAATCACTAGTATAACTAATTCTATTGTGGATGTAAATAAGGAACAAGAAAAACTAATTGAAGATTCATATAGAAAACAACTGGATACTATAAAATATATAGAAGGTAAGGTTACTGATGTATATAAGAAGCAATTAGAAGAACGTAAAAAAGTAATAGAAGAAGAGTTAAAGGCTAAAACAGATGCATTAGATAAAGAGAAAAAAGCTTATAATGATGCTAGAAAAGAAGCAGATTATAAGAATGATTACCAAGAACAATCTGATAAAGTAAGTGAACTAGAGAAACAAATAGATATAGCTAAAAGAGATACATCTCTAAGTGGGCAAAAGAAACTTCAAGATTTACAAAAACAATTAAAAGAAGAACAGAAAAAACTTCAAGACTTAGTACAAGACCATATAGATGACCAAGTTAATAATATGTTTGATAATGAAAGTGAAAGGCTTGAGAATGAATCAGATAAAACTATAAAAGATTTAGAGGAAAAGTTTTCAGATATTAACATAAAGAAACTAGTCAAGGAAGCTTTAGATTCAGGTATATTTGAAAATATAGATGGAAGCTTTAGTAAACTAAAAGATACTATGTTAGAGTTTACAGATAAGTATGGAGATGGGTTAAGCATTACAGGTGATTTAATTAAGACTGAGCTTATAAAAAATTTAGATACAGCAGTTGAAAAAATGAAAGATTTAAATAATATTATGGAGACCATAAGTAAAGCAGATTATGGTATGTCATTACAATCTTTGAATGTTGATTATTCATCACAAAGATATAACCCATCTCCTATAACGAGTGTTAGTAATACTACTAATAATAATCAAAGAAGTGAACAAATAGAGATTAATTACAATGCTCCACTAGTTGTTGTTCAAGGTAATGCAACTAAAGATATAATGCCTAATTTAGAGAAGTTTGGTAGAGATTTAGAGAATAGAGTATATAGAAAAATAGTAGAAAATATTAAATCATAATATAAATTTAATGGTGATAGACAGTCTAAATGATTGTTTATCACCTTTTATTTTTTTGACTAAATTTATATTGAGATTAGTGATATAAAATGAAGAACAATTTGTTATTACTCTTAAATTTAAATTTCAATGGAGCTAAGTTTTTTTTTGACTATATTCTGACAATGTATAAAATATTCACCATAGTTATTTTGGTAATTTATCTTACTATTTTGATGATAATTTATATCAAGAAAATCATCAACCCACCAAAGTTCATTTTTCCCTTTTACTGTTACAATTCCTGGATATAATTCTCCAGAAAAAATACTATCAAAGTCAATTTCAGAAAGCTCATAAATGGTAGGCATTTTATAAAATTTTAAGTCTTTTATTAATTTATATATTGAAAATATTTGATTTTTTCCCGTTTCTCCAGGGTTACAAACTA